CAGCCAGCTTGAATCTGTTTGACAAGTCCTGCGGCAAGGAGGCAAATGCTAATCGGGTCAATTTTGTGTCCTTATTTTTTTAAAGGAACATTTGACACATCGAACTCATCTTTGGTAGATGGCGCACCAAAAGGATACTGTTGTTTTTCTTCAGCAGTAATGATGTTTGTCAGTGGCTCAACAACAAGTTTGGTAAATGCTGTTGGAGAGGTTAGCTTTTCTCTTGCTGTTGACAAATACTTGATTGCTTTTGCGCCTTTAGGGTCAAGTAGTGCTTTTGCCAATGTTCTTTGAGATAAGAAAAGCGCACCACCAGCAACTGCGGCAGTACCAAGATTATCAGTAACCTTTTGTTGTTGTTCAGGACTCAACAAAAAATAATATCCAAGCCCTAATGTTGGGGTAAGAATATTTAAAGCCGCACCTGTTGTTCTGTAGTTTAGTCCGGGCATTGCTTTAGCTTCAACCAAACCCAATTTAGCACCTTCACTCATTTGCTTGATGGCGGCATCTTGTGGTGTGCCTTCAAATAACCTAGTGTATGTGTTTGCAAAATTCTTATCTTGTTCTAGATTCTTTGCAAATTTCAACATATTGTCAGGTGTGTTTACCATCGCCTCAAGATAGCCATATCTCAACGCATCTACAATTTCTTCCGCTGGTTTTTTTGATAAATTTGATGCGGCACTGACAGACTTATATAAATTAAGAATAGGAGTTTCTTTTCCTGCTGTAAACAAATATGCACCAACTTCTTCTGGGTTTTTTGTTAACGCTTCTTGTATTGCGTCAGTTTGAAGACCTTGGATTCCTTGCCTATAAGTATCAGTAATATCTCTATATTTTTTAAGAGTATCACCTTTCAAGGTTTTATTAGCAGAAAAGTCCATAGCCTTATCAAACTCAGAAATTAATTCACTTATTGTTTGTGAGGCACGACTATCTTTTTCGCTAGAAACACGAGAATTGTATTTGTCTCTATTTTCTGCAAGCCATCGACTTCTAATTTTATGAAGCGAAGGAACATCTAGTTGATTTGGCAACACCTTCATTTCATTGAGAATAGATTTTTGACTGTTTGTCAACGCAGAAGGATTTGCCAACAATTTATCAGCAAATGATTTGATGCTAAAGGTTGTGACATTAGATGTTGTGTCAGCAAAAATATCCTTATATAGTGAATCAACTGAATCACTTAATGATTTTTCACCTTGCTTGATAAAATTTTGTAAGATTTGACCAGATGAATATTGAGAAGATGTGTTTGTCCTCAAAGCCATGTCAAGCTCAGGACTTTTTACAAGAGACTTCAATATATCCTTAGAACCTGTCATCAAGGCATCTTGGATTTCTTTGTCTTTGTCTTTAAATACGCCAAATGTTACGGGTGTATATACAATTCCTTCTAAAGCGGCAAATAAGTTTGCACCTGTTCTCTGACTTGCTGGCAATGTTGAGTTGTATCTTTGTAAAAATTCTTCTGCGGCTTTGTTTGCATCAGGTGCATTTTTAGAAGTGAATCCAAGTTTGTCAGCACCAAAGCGCAAAACTTTGCCTAATCCTTTAAGAACAAGGTTGCCACCAGCATCCCATGCGGCTTCTTCAATTCCAGCTTGGGTTGCCAATGATAAAGATGGAGTCTCACCCCTAGAAACTTGTTCGTAAAGCTCACCTCCAAAACCACCAACACCAGCACCAACAGTACTAAGTGGAAATCGAAATGGTGCTCCAACCGCTAACCCTCCTAACTCTTGAGCACCAAAAGCATCTCGCTGACGGTACTCAGGACTCAGAATAGATTTACTCATATCTATATTTGAGGGGGCTGTCTTATCCTCCATTAAAGGAACATTGCTTACATCAAATTCGTCAGCCATTTCAGCCTCCAATATAAAGTTCTTTTCTCAGTTGATTAATTTCTGCATCTTCTTCTTTTGTTTTAAATCCTTGTGGATTTGTTGCTGACCTTCTTCTCTTAATCTGTGTAACTAACTCTTGCAAGCGACCAAGTTTGTTTTGGAATTCAATTCTTTGGTCGGCTTCATTAAATCCAATCAAAGATTCTTTGTTTGCTTTCTTGTATTCTTTTGCTCTGTTGTAGGTGTACTCATTTTCTGCCAAATCAACCTTGAGTAACCCAACCAATCTCGTGATTGTTTCTGGTTGTTGCAAAGCATTAGGCGCAGTCTTCTCCAAACTCGCCAATTCTTTTGCCGCCAACGAGCCGGGATAATTCTTGACCAATGGGAAAATGTATCTAGTACCCATCGCTTGAATAAGCTGAGTATTTGATGTGGCATTCTTTAAATCGCTCCCAACAGGAATACCAAGAGAAATCAAAGCACCAACAACAGCTTCTTTTCCTTCTGCAAACTTTCCTGTAAATGCGTTTTCCAAAGAAGTTTCAAGCGTAGCAATATTCCGCTTTGATGCAGTTCCTGCCGCAACAGCAGAACCAAGATTTTTAAAGTTCTCGGCAGTATATTTACCAGTTTCTTCAGCTTCTTTCTTCTGTCCAGCCGCAAGAGCTTTCCCAAGCATCCCAAAGCCTTCACCAAGAGATTCTTCTAAGGATTTGCCTTTTGTCAATTTGTCAATTCTTGCTTGAACAATATCGTATTTCTTTTTATCTTTAACAGGGTCAAGCACATCCAACTCTGCCATCAAGTCAAAGATTTCTTCAGTTGGTCGCTTTTGAGTTCCTTCAATCGCTTGAATATTGTCCTTAAGTTTTTGTATGGTTTCTTTGTCTGGGTTAGGGGCAGTTTCAGCTTTACGCAAATCTTCCTTAAGTTTTGTAAGTCTTTCTGCCTTAACTTCAAATTCGTATGGCTTATCAACTTTTTCTGATTTTTGTAATTGTGTTTTTTCTAATTCCAAGTCTTGATATTCAGGACTATCTTTAGACAAATTTCTCTGTGCCGCATTTATCTCACGGATGCGAGTGGCAACCTGTAAAGGTTGAGAAATAGATAGTTTGCGCTCTTTATTTGCTTGTGCAATTTTTATTAACGATCCTCTTGCATTGTCAGCAATCTTCATCGCCAAATCAGGGGCAGTTCTAGCGTATTTCTGAGCAACCATTAATTGTTGTTGAGGGTCACTTGGGTCAAGTTCACTCAAGATTTGCTGTTGCAAACCAATCATCTGCAACTGAGGGTCTTTGCCGCCCAAAGCACCACCAAGAGCATCACCCAACTGTTGACCACCACGATAGAAGCCAAACTGCGCTTGTTGCATAGGCGATAACTGTGCATAAGCCAAGGCTTCATTTTGCATAGCCGCTTGACGCTTTTGCATAAATTCCATCTCTGCGGCACGAGAGATTTCAGGACTAAACATTCCACCAACAATAGAAGATGGTTGATTGCTCATCATTGGCTGATATGCAAATGGTTGTTGCAAGTATGGAGTAGGTAAAAGTCCAGACGAAAGAGCTTCTTCTTGTTGGCGAATAGCATCATATTGACCAAAAGGAGGAAGAACAGATGCGTCTGCCTCTACCATAGGAATTTGTGTTCCAGAAACATCTTCAGAAAAAAGTCTTTCCATGATTTATTCCTCAGAGTTGTGGGTTATAACCAAAATCAAAACCACTTTGAGGTCTTAATCCAAGACCACCAGTTGAAGTTGGTGTTGACAAAGAATAATCTAGTTGTTTAGGAGGATTGAAATATTGATTTAAACCATAGCCAACATAAGGATTGTTTGCAAATCCTGTCAATGCCGCACCTAATCCACTTTGTCCAGAAGCCGCTTGCAGAGTTCTAGCCGCACCCAAGCCACCAGTTAATAGTGCTTGACCAACATTAGCACCAGCAGTAGCCGCACGACCACCTAATGCAGAACCCATCTCCAATGGCTGTTGACCAAGAGACTCAATGGTAGAACCAGCACCCAAGTAAGCACTGAATGGACTCAAAGCACCGACTTGACCAGCTTGGTATTGACCCATCAATCCAGCACCAGAACCTAGCAATCCTGCACCAAAAGCCACATTCTGCTGACCAGCTTGTTGAGCCTGAGAAGCCAATTGCAAGTCTTGTTGCGCCAATGCGTTGTAGTACGCTTCCATTTCAGGAGTAGTAGCACCCAAACCACCAGCACCACTTGGGCGCAATCCTGTAGCACCTACTGACAAGCCACCACGACCTGTTTGGAACAACTGGTTTTGCAACTGGGCATATTGACGCTCACGGCTAGGCGCAAGCAAATCTTGTTGTTGTTGAATGTACTGAGCCGCTACTTGTTGTGGCGACTGCTGTAGGTATTGCTGACCCAATCCAAACAATCCTTGAGCACCTTGTTGAAGTGGCTCATACTGTTGTTGTGCCATCTCAGCCTGAGTTAATGCACCGCCTGTAAGAGCCTGTAATCGATCTTGGTAGGCTTGTAATTCAGGAGCAACTGTGTAGCCAGCACCAGTTAAATAACCTTGAGGGTTAAATTGGAAGTTTGAAGACCCATAACGAGTAGTTACACCAACAGGGCGAAACTTAGCCGCTTCAGCCGCAATTCGTGCCGCCTCAAGTTGTGCTTGTGCTGATGCTTGCGCCCCTCTTTCAGCGGCTCTACTTTGCATCGAACCGCCAAGCAGTGATGCACCTCCAATAATTGCGGCGGCGGCTATAGGCATATCAATCTCCCTTAATCAAAATTTCATCCACTTTTGACGGGTCTTTCTCGTCAGTGGCGTGAATACAAAACCAAACACAATCTGTTATTGCTTTGACTCCATGAGTCAACCCTGCTTTAATTTCAATACACGCTGGTGCTTCAACAATATCAATCTCATTCCCACGCAATACAGCAACCTTGCCCTGTGCCAATATCGACAAGTGGCTGAAGTCATGCGTATGCTTCAAGATAGCCATACCAGCAGGGAAACATGACTGCTTGGCATATAGCCCGTCAGAGAAGTGATGCAATATCTCAGGATTTTTCATGCCGTTCTTTTCCACAGTTTTGATCAACCAACTTATTCGATTTGCTTCTATTTTCCCATAACGAAATACATTGCAAATTGTTTTGCACATGCAATCCACAAACATTTTTGCCTTGCAGTGGCACAATGTGATCGACTTCTAATCCTAATCTTTTTGCTTCTGCATATATTTGTGAGACTTCATTTGCGTTGTACCACGGTGGTATATGAGAAAACTTGGCAACTTGATATTTGCGTGTGATTTCAGCGACTTTTGCTGGGTTGTTTTTAAGCCAAGTTAACGAGTTTTTGTTTTCTTTTTCTTTGTTTTTTAAATGGTATGAGCTTCTATAACCAAAATTTTTAGAGCGCCAATTCAAATACTCAATTGATTTGCAAGATTTGCATTTATTTTCATACCCGAAAAGAGCCTTTCGATGCGGCACAAAAGCAGTTAATTGCGCCATATCAAGAGCTTTTAATCCACACATTTTGCATTCTCTCATGCTGTTCTTTTCCAAATGTAAACAGTAATGTACGGCTGGTAGTTGGCATTTGTGCCACTTGAACCAGTTGAATCAACTGTTGTTGTAATATTTGCTGTTGATGTGCTTACATTTACATTTGTTTGAGACGGTATTCCAATACCTGGACTTCCTCCTCCAGCGGAATATTGAAAATTCCCACCAATATTTCCATCTTGTTCATGCGTGTGTCCAGAATCCGTAGATGTTGCTGTGTGAGTGTGGCTAACAGTAATTGCATCTGCACTACCACCAGTTTCTTCAGCAGTGTCAAACAGTGCATTACTCGCATTAAAACCAACCATGACACGACCAGCGGCAAATGCAGTCCATGTACCAAAGCCAAGCAATGTTGCAGGGTTAGTGCTAACAGAAGCATTTGTATAGATTGAACCAACTGGATACAACAAAGCAATTGCCGCTTGAACAAAAGCAGTGGTGGCTATAGTGGTTGTATTACTGCCAGAAGACTGAGTAACAGCAACTGTACCTGTTGGCAATGTGGGCGTACCAGTAAAGGTAGGACTTGCCAAGTCTGCCTTAGTCGCAACAGCAGTAGCAATGTTGTTGAACTCAGTATCAATCTCAGTACCTTTGACAATCTTCAAAGGATTGCCAGAAGCCAAAGCATCCTTGGTTGCAAAGTTAGTGGACTTTGTATAATTGCTCAAAATTATTCTCCTTTAACTCAGTTTGCCTTGTTTGGCAAGAATCTCAATCTTTTGAATCGACAATGCAGTGCCATTGATGTCAGTCTCGTAGCCTGTTTGCACAATCTTTCCAGCACCCGATGCCGAAACAGTCAATGTTTGAATGGCAACACCATCAGAATAATAAGCAATCGTTGTGGCATTTGCCCCATACTCTGCAATACCGTAGTAGTAAACATCTTGCTCTGGAATTGTTGCGTTGTCAGACAAGTAGTTAGTTTTGAAGTCAAAACCCCACTTGAATGTCACTGTTTGGTTTGTGCCACCAATCACAACTGTAGACAACTTCTTCAAAATTGAAGTCACATTCTGATTGCCAAGATCAGCATGATTTGTGTAGTACAGCATCCGATAGGAATCGGTGTGGTCTTGGTAAGTGTTGTACAACGCCACATAACCATTCTGACCCAACAACAAACTACCATCACGCTTAGACAACAAGGCTGTAGGCGTAATCGAATCCCAAACTGTTACCCTAGCCGCACCATCAGGCAAATAAGCCTTGGTGTCAAACACCCAAGTAGTGTCAATGCTTGGAGTTACCAACAAATAAAACGCCTGTTTCTCACTGTAAACAGACTTAATGTTTGCCATTGTCTCGCCAGCTACCGTACTCATCAAATCATTGCGAATGTTCTTAGACAAGTCTCTCTCAGGCGCAGACTTCTCTTGAATCGTTCTCATCAACGATCTGACACCAGAGTTAGACAAGAACAACACATCAGTGCTAGTGGTTTGAATACTGTCTCTGGCAATGCAACCAATACCTTCTACAGTGTCGCTCAACTGCATGGTTGCAGGGGTAGTGGCATTGGCATACACCAAGATTTGACGCTTACCAAAGATGAACAAGAAACCATTGTGTGCCGCCAAACCAGTAATCTGATCTGAACCGTTTACCCACACCCTTGATACATCCAAAGACCCAGCAGTTCCTGTCGACCAAACATGACCAGCAATCAAGTCACTGAAGAAAACAGTTGAGTTGTCTGAATTAGTGTTTGCCGCCCACAACCTACCAAATGCAGAAATCACAATGTCTGCATCAGGAACAGTTGCTACATACCCTGTCTTCTCAGACACCCTACGGTATGTCGTTGTGGATACAGCAGGGTCATAGATCAGTGCGTTATAGCCTGACTGAAAGAAATAAGTGATCTGATTTAAAGAGGCACATTGCCAATTACTTGCGGTAATAGTTGGTGCAGTACCACCCCCCCCGTAGGTCAATTCCACAACATTGTTTGACCCATCAAGTTTAAACAGCTTGTTGTTGCCAGTGAAAAGAACAGTCAAAGAACCATCTTCTTGCACTAACTCATGGATGACCTTGACATCATTTGCACCAAGGTCGCCCGAAGAAGCATTGACCCTTGACCAACCTTGTCGTGAACCAATACGACCATACTGGTCAATGATGCAGTTTGTCGCAACCAAGGCAAAGCCAGCATTCAAATCAAGAGGCGAGTCTTGAGTGTTCAACCCATAAAAGCCGGGGGCTGAGATGCTGTAGGCTTGAATCTGTTGGCTCATATCGCAACAAACTCCCCTGTGTCTGGGTAACGAGTGCCTTCTAAAGCAATGTGGTCAGAGAGCATTGACTTGTACAACAAATACGCTTCAGATGAAGACAAACCACCATCCTCACCACGCTCAACCAATGCCCTTGCATAAGCATTTTGAGCCACCAACACATCAGGAACAAGAACACTTGTACCATCAGCAGAGAGTGTGGCTTGAGGCACTGTCAATGCAAACTTGATTGAATAAACACCATCTGGTATTGGAAACAAACTGACCTTTGTATCTCCATTACCATCTACACCATCAAAGGTGAATTCAGTTGGAATTGCGTTGACCAAAGGCAAGAAGTTTTGTTTGCGGTTCATGTCCACAAAGCTAATGTTCATCATGCCAACATTACTTGTGACATTGATGGCATCTTGAATCTGAAACTTTTGACCAGCACCAGTCAAAGAGTATGACGCTGTACTCGCAACAGTAGTCACAGTAATTGTCTGACCCAAAACATTCCAAGCAAACGCATCTTCAACTTGACGCTTGGCATCATTGACAAACTTGCCAATCAAAGTAGAGTAAGTTGTTTCGGCATTTGTTGATACAGTTGTTTCACGCAACCGAATCAATACATCGTTGATGAGTTCTAGGTAGGTCATTGTCTTGTCAATCCTATTTGTTCAAATGTGGCAATAAAGCTAAATGATGAACCAGATTCAGTAGTGATTTTGAGTTTGTCACCTTCCTCAAAAACAATGTATGCACCACCATCAAACTGAAGATAGGTTTTTGCTGTAAAAGTGTATTGGGTCAAAATATCTAGCGTGGCATTAGCACTTGCGTCAAACCACTGAACAGTTATGTGCTTAGTAGATGCACCAGTATTGTGGATGTACATCACGGTGAA